ACTACCCGCGACAGGGATCGAACCTGTGACCGACGGTTTAGAAAACCGGTTGGGTCGGGGACTCTTTTTTTGGGTGATCTCGCCTTAAGCCTTTGATAGAAAAAGGGTTTGCGACTGGCAAATCGCTTGTGAAAAAACCAGCGAAAAGGGGTCACAGTACAGAAAAACAGGCATGATTTCTGTACTTCTGTACCAATTCAGACAAGGCTGGTGTTTTGTTTTTGCAACCCAAACAAAAACGCCCCGGGGTGGGGCCGGGGCGAGGCATGGCTACGAGCCAAGAAATGCTTGGCTAAGTTTTGGGTCGGTGCCCCGGTTTGCCTTGGGGGCGGGGCTGGTAAGCGAGCAGGTCGGCCTCGGCGATCATCCAGGCGCGACCAAAACGGCTGGCGGGGATGCGCCCCTGCCGGACCAGCAGGCGGACTCGGCTCGGGTCAATCCCCAGCCGGGCCGCTGCGTCGGTGATGGTGAGCATTAAGCAATGGCTCCTTCGACGATCAACTGAGCGATGGCATTTTGCCCGGGATCATTTGCGGCGGATGCTTCATCGGCCCAAATCAGGAGCCTTTTGCGACTGCCGCCCAGAGGACCCATCTGATCCCAGTCATCAGCTATGATTGCCTCGTTACCCATTTCGGCCCGCGCCCAGGCAATGCCATCCGCGTCTTGAACAAGCCAGGCGGTCTCAAGATCAGGCTGGCGGCCACCCCGGCGACCAAAGCGCTGGAGAGTGTACAGGCGGCGGATTTCGCCATGCTGCTTTAGATCCTGGCAGATCTCGGACTGGATCATCGAAATGTGATCCATGGGGAATCCTGCTTCGGGGCCGTCCTCAAGCCCTTCGATTCCAAAAAGCCCATCGTCCTGAAGACAAAAAGTCCCCTGATCGGAAATGCCTGCGTTTTCATCGGTAATGTTGACTGCCCACGATTGCTCACCGGTTTGGGCAAAGCTCACTTTGTACTGGGTGCCATCCGCGGTGCGGGTGGTAAGGTGGTGGGTTGCGGTGCTGATCTTGCTCATCACTGGACTCCTGATGGTCGGGACTCGGTGTGAATCCCATGTTTGCATACTATCTTGCAATCGGGACGGTTGCAAGGGGACTGGGAGGAATTTTAAAAATTATTTCCCCGAAGGGCGACAACAATTTCAGCAAGCACAAAAAAAGCCCCCCGGGGGCGAGTCCCGGGGGGCGAGCGACAACAGGGGGAGCGGAGGGATTAACTGAGCGCGGAGAGGACCAGCTTGAGCGCCAGTTTGAGCGCGATGCCGAAGGCGAGCGAGGGGAAGCCGACGGCCTCGGGATGGTCGTAGGCAATGAGAGCTTCAATTGCCTCTGCCGTGGCGGCGTCGGAGCTGTCGCCAATTCCTTGTTGAACGGGAAAGCCCTGGGCAAGCCCGTAGCCGAGGACATTCCATGCGGCGTGGATGGCTTTGGATGCGTCGGTCTTTCCGCGCACCACATCCAGCAAAGTCATCAGAGCATCGGTCGGTAGACTTAAAGGATATTCAACCATTTCAATTCTCCTATGTGTGTAAAGCCCAATCAAGTGATTTTTTAGGGCGCGCAGGAAAGCCGTCAAAAGCCGAGAACGCCCACGAATCCCCATAGTTTAACATCCGCTCCAGAATTCTGGCGTCAACCCAAAAGCCCTCGGGCCCAGGATTCCCCGCACCGACGGGGCCCAAATGGGCTGTTCCGCCCCAGCTATTGTCGATGCGACCGCCCTCGCGGATTCCGGTCTGGTAGCCGCAAAGACACATACAATGCGACCACGAACCAACCGCACGGGCGAACCCTTCGCCATCCCTCACCATTGCAAATCCCTGATCCGAGCAAACGCTGATTCCATATCCGGATGCCAGCGCGCGTTTTGCCTGTTCCCAATTTGTAACTTTGGTAATCCCCTGGATCGGATGTAAGCGGGCGACCCCCTCAAGATCCGGGGGAACGCCAGATCCACCCCAGCGGCGGGACAGATCAACGGAATAGGTGGAGAGGTCATAGGCTCCATGTTTACCCCTCTCTATTATACCATAATCTTTCGCCCATTGGGCGGCCCATGCGCCCACGGAACCATCCCCACGCCCCAACTTGCCTTTGCCAATTTCCACCCGGGAACCGCCATAGATGGGCTCTGTCGCGATGGTCCTAAACTGCTCGGATTCCCCTGCCGCAATCTCCGCGCACATGGTGTATTCGATCGCTCGGGCCGTGCCAAAGCTCACGCAGGTGCCGATATTGCCCTGATTGCGGGGAGGGAGCAAGTTGCCCGTGACCTTCTTCGCCGCATCCCAAAGGAACACATGATCGGGAAGCGGCGAGGAGTCCTGTCCGGCTTCGGTGTCGCCAAAACTTGCGATCGGCTGAAGCGCGGCAATTGCCGCAACTGCTTTTGGGTCATCAATCCATCCAGGGTAATCCTGTGGGGCGTCAAAGGGTTCGCTCATATTAGATCCCCTTGAGGGTGTTGATCAGTTTTTGCAAGAGCGTCTTGGCAGCAACGTTGTCGAGGGCGGCGTCCGGATCGGTGCCGAGGGTGACCTGGATTTCCTGAGCCAGACGATCCCGAAGCGGCCTGAGGTCGGCGGCTTTGAGGCTTTGCGATTTGCTCAAGGCTTGCGCAAAATCCGCCACGGTCGTGACCTTGTCGAGAGATTCGAGAGCGGCTTGGTAGCTTTTGATAAGCGAGGCGAGTTTGGCCTTTTTGGCCGTGTCCTGATCCGCGCCATAAATGGCCCTGAGCGCATCGGCCAGATCGTCAGCGGGAGGGACAACCGGCTCGGCATCGGCGGCAGGGAGGACCAGATTGGCGCTAGGGGATTTGACCAGAACCGAGCCATCCGGAAGCACGGTGATCGTGATCTGTCCCTGGGTGATTTTGGTGCCCTTGGCGGTGATTTCCACCTGCGGAGGTATGCAAAGGACAAGGAAAGCAATCGAGGAAATCATTAGTGCTGGTCCTTTTTCATGTCGATCAAAACGGTGCTAATCTCGTCCACCCGGTTGCCGATGGTTTCGACTTTTTTGTTTGTGCTCTCGACCTTCTCGTCGATGTGCGCGGTGGTCGCTTTGAGCCCATGGATGTCCTGACCTGCGACGGCCAGAAAGTTTTCGAGGGTCGAAATAAACTTGAGCCCCGCATCCCGGAACGGAATCAGGAAATACCAACCCAGAAAAATGATGATCGCGACCGGGAAGCCGACCCGCTCAATGATCTGAACAATTTCGGTCATGGTGGCTCCTTATTGTGGCATGGGTTCATTGATTGGTTTGAGCCCCATCGAGGCGAGGCAATCCTCCCACGCCCACGGCTCGCCCACCTTGGCCTGATCGGCGGGAAGGCTTGAGGCGGCAAGGATCCCCTCGGGGTTTGAGGCTCGCCAATAGGTGATGCCTGGAGTCGTATCCAGTCCCATGGATTCGAGGTTTTGCCGGATCGGTTCGGTCACAACAAATGCCGAGCCGTAATGAGTTACAGGGAGTTCACCGGTTGCCGAGTATTTTGAACCGTAAAGCTCCGGCTTGCTTGGGTCACGGGGCTGGCCATCATCGCAGGGAAAGGCGATGTCAAGGGCCTGGATTGCCCCCGGCATGGCGGCATTCTCGGCAATCACATAGACCTGATGGATCCAAATGGTAGCCATTAGTAAATTGCCCATTTCGTGTTCAAATAAGAAAAAAGATCTATTCTATTTTGCGTAGTAATGGTAGATGGAATTCTAATGATTTCGTGGATGTCTCCATTGAGAAAAATTCCCGTCAGCGATCTATATGTCGCCAAAATAAATCCAGTAGTTGATGAAGGAGTAGGACTAGTGCCCGACAAACCCGTCACCAACACCGAGTTTTTGTAAACATCATTTGGGTTGGCCTTGAATCGATTGCCAAAAATAAAACTTCCGGTTGTCGTGGCGTCACCAAAATTGTTGACGTTAATATACCATCGGCTTCCCTGCCATGTTAAATAATCCTGATACCCGCTAACCGTGTCGTGGATATATTGATTTGTGGCACCATTTTTTTTAAACACCGCAAATGTCCAAAATTCACTTACCGATGAGGATATGGTGCTGTTTAAAATATAATCATTGACACCATCAAACCGAATTGTGTTGCGTCCGTTTTGCACAGACAATTTGAGCAGCGGTTTTTTTGTCGGATCGGTTTGACTAACATGGCGATTGTTGCCCGATTTGTCGAGCCAATAGCCGACCGGGTCGCCATCGGCGCTTGCGGCAGCTCCACCATTGCTTTGAAACAGCGTAGCAGAATCGGACGCATCAAGCCACAATGAAGGCGACAAGGAAAGCGGGCCAAACGCCGATACTCGGGATTGCCACAGGCCAAGATCGAGGCTGATCATAAGTAGCCCCCTTAGGAGATGGCGACAATTAGTGTGGCTGTGGTGCTGGTGGATCGGACACGGGAAACGCGCAATGGGAGCATCGTGCCCGCCGCGATACCCGAAAAAAGCACCGTTGAACCATTGGCCATAATTACGGAGATATTGCCAGCCCCGCCGATCCAAAGGGCGCGCGATACATTGGTAAGATCGGTGGAATCGGATGGCGTGACCGCCTCGGCGATCGTTGCCGGGGAGGTGTTTCCTACAAAATTGGTGCTAAAATTGTCGGTGGCGGGCATGGGCAATCTCCTGGATACAGAGATTTACCCCGAAAGGAATCGTACAGATAAGAATCAGGAATTGCGGGCGGCTTTGTCGAGGGCGGTTTTTTTACTGTGACACGAGATGCAAAGGCTCTGGAGATTGGCCGGATCGAGCCTCGCGCCGCCATCGGCGATCGGTTTGATGTGGTCAACCTGATTGGCGCTGGTGCCGCATTTTGCACAAAAAGGATCGGTGGCCAGCTTCCAGCGGCGAAGCTTTTGCCAGGTGCCATCATAGCCGCGTTCGGCGGTGGTCAGCTCCCGGGGCGCTTCCTTGCGCTTGGGCCCGGGGTTTCGGTGAATGCCGCGCTTTTGCACCATGCTTAAGCGTTGCCTGCGATCAGGATGCAATAGGTGATCGAGGCGGCGCCGCCGTTGTTGATTTTGAGCACATCCCCGGTCGAGGCGGTGACGGCCCAACCGGAAGCGCCAGGGTGGTAAAGCTCCAGGGTGTCAAACACATCGACGGTGCCGGTGGCTCCCATCGGGCCGACCCAAGGATTGGTGGCGTTGCCGACGGTGAGCTTGTTGGTGCCGTTCACCGAGTCGGAAATCAAGGCGATGGCGACATATTTGACGCCGGTAAAGGTGAGCGTGTTGCCAAAGGGATCCAAAAGAGACCCGGCAAGGTCGAGATTGTCGGCGGCTCCGGCAGCCAGGGTGCGGTAGGACCGATACCACTTGTTGCACTGGCCCGCGCCTGTGCCGTTGGCGATCGTGCGTGTGAGCGTCGGAAACGATGCGCTGCCGCTGGTGATCTGGTCGGTGGTGTTGCAAAGGGTCGAGTCGTTGACATAAGACCCCGAGAGGGTCAGCGTGCGATTCAGAGAGAGCGAATTGGCCATGTTTTTTCTCCTTTTTGATCAGATAACCCGGATCATCCCGAAACCAATTTCGGGATCATTGCGCCTTAGAAATTCTCGCCCATAAATGACCAGTCGAGCACGGCACCCGAGGGGAGGCTGGTGCGAAGCTGTGCCTTGAGGGAATAGGAAGTAGACGGGAGGAAGAAATTAGGGAAGGCAAAAAACGCCTGGAGCGTGTCCGGCCCGCCTGGGCATATGGCGGAGGCGATCACCCGGGAATTGGTCCCATCATATAGCTTGAGCACCAACACCGATCCGGGAGGTAGGGCGGTGTTGGGGCCGGAGAAGACGCGGATCTCTTTGATCCGTTTTCCGTTGGCCGAGCCGGTGATCAGCGCGGCAGATTCTGATGTGCCATCGGAGCTGGTCATCTGGGCGACCTCGGCGAGGCCGCCTGTGGGGAGATAGTCGGAGGTGTTGGAGATTGCCATGGTTTAGACTCCTGAGATGCCGGAACCAATGCCGGAGCCGATGCCGGAGGGGAGCGGAGGGTAGGCGTTGACGATAGTAAGCTGCTGGTTTGCGCCGTAATAAATCTGATATTTTTGACCCGTCAAGCTTAATGGATTGTTAATTGCAAAACCAAATTTTTGCACAAAGGTTGTATCGACCGAATTGTATACGAATTCTGGTAAATATTTGGCGCGGTTAAAACTTGTAAATTCATAACGATTTCGTGAAGAAATAAATTCCAAGGTTTCGTTTACAGCCGTGTAAACTGGACCAATACCATTAATATATAATTCGGTATTTTGCGCCATAATGCCCGGCATATGAATCCGTTGATTTAAAAGATCAAAATAAATGCTTGGGTTTGGTGCGCCCTGGTCATAAAGTTGGCTTACTAAAATAAATGCGGGCACATAATAAGTGTGAATGGGGTAAACCCAAATCCCTGGGCCATACCCATCATAAGATCGAAACAAACTTCCAGGCCCGGTAACGCGAACCAATTCCGGCGTTTTGGTTTTGGCTACCACGGGCACGGAAACCATGTAGATCGGCAGCGTGAGATCCTGGGCCACGCCTTGAGCGTTGACAAAGGTTTGCGTCAAAGTTCCTGCGTATCGGCCTGTGGACTGGAAATTCATCCCCAGCTTGGAATCGTTGACATCTTTGATCCAACAGGGAGCAATCAGGGTTGGACTTGTGCCACCACGGATAAAATCACTTTGGTTTTTCTCAATGACATTGCCAAGGACCGCCTGGAGCCCGTTGTATCCTTGAGGCAGAATGGATCCCGTTTTCAGCAAAACCGAGGCATTCCCCGGGCTTGATCCGTAGCCATCCTGGGGGATCCCTTGCTGGAGCTCGGCCCAGCGGGTGGCGGCCCCAATGCGGGTCGCGGCGGATTCGGTAAAGACTGTTGGTAGATCGGCCAAAATAAATCCCTTTTAGGACCAGAGCAGAGCCATGTTGAATTCGGGATCGGGGCGACGATTGATCCAGTAGATCCTTGACTCCCAACCGCTGATAGGGTCGCCATTGGCTTCGATGGTTTTAATGACCTCTCCGCCGGCAGTCAAAAACCGCGGCTCGGAAACCGTCTGCGAAGGATTGAGTTCCTCCGTGATAAGGCGGACGGTTCTGTTGCGGTTTGCATCGTAAAAAACCGCTCGCTTGCCCATGTTGGCGATTGCAACATCCCAGCCCAGATAACTGCCCGTATAAACATTAAGATTTTGCCCCAGCTCAATCGTATATTTGCACGCCCAATAAAAGATGCCGTTTTCGTATTGGGGGGTAGCGGTGGCGTTGACCAGCTTGAGCGCCCGCGCCTGGATCGACCAATTGAGGCGGGGAATCGTCACCTGGGCGTTGTTGACCTTGCCGATCATGGTGAAAAGTCCAGAAGGAAACGCCAGATAATTGCGACCTACGGAGATCTTTAAGGTAGGCACAGTTCGCATCGGCGTCGGCAATAACGGATCGCCGAGGGTGTTGGTAAAGCTTTTCTTGTCGATGTCGACGACACAGGGAACCTGTCTCATGTCCCCGGTGACGGTGATGTCCGGGGCCCGGAGCGTCGGCATTTCCACCCGCTCCTCGGGAGGCGTGCCGACCTGTTGCGGAGGAACCGAGCCCGCATCAAAGCGATTGGTATAGGTGACCTCGACATCCCAGATGGCAAACCCATCACCCGGGGCGCCGTTGTCAGAATTTTCCGTGACGCTGATCGAACGGGCACGGGCGGCAGGAAACGATGGGTGATACGATCCGATGGGGATGCCCAAAGCGACGCCAATCCCGTGTTCATCGAGCCCAGTGTTGTCGTAGCAGGTCCAAGCCCGGCTATAGGTGTGGACAAGCTGGTCATCGACCGATGCGCGGCGGCCAGGTTTTAGCTCGAAGGTTGTTCCCATACAGAAAATTTACCCTTAAGGCGCGGCCAAAAGCTTAAAGCGCGCATCGCCTCCGGCGGCGTTGTACGCGGCAAGGATTTTTTCCTGGAGAACGTTGGTCGCTTTTTGCTGGCGCACGGTCTCCTCCGCAGCCAGGGCAACGCGCTGCTGGAGATCCTGTCCCGGTCCGGCGACCGAGGCCCGCGCGACGGCTTCGACGATGGCGGTCGAGTCGCTGGTGATCGACGATCCCAGGCGGGCGGTTTGCATTTTCTCCATCATCGGGATGAGCTTGTTGGAGATGTTGGCGGCATCGTTGGCGTTTAATTTGTTTGGAGCAAAGTTCAAGCCGCCAATTGCCTGCCGAGCATTGGCAGCCATCGCCACAATCCCGCCCAAGCCAATTTGCGCGATGTCCTGCGCGGGCTTTTCAGGTCGGGGCAAAAGGCCAACGGTGCGAAGACCTCTGATCGTCTCCTCCCGACTCAGTTCCATTTTCGCCATTTCGCGAGCAATCAGGGCTTCTTGCTCTGGAGAGAACGCACCACCGCCCGCAATATTTTCGTTTTTCTTGGTGAAATATTCGGCGGTGCGCCTAAGCCAATTGGCCAGATCGATAAACACATTGGCAATCTTGACCGAAATTGTCCCAATTGTTTCAAATGTGCTGACCGTAAACAATGCGCCTGCCTTGAATTGTCGCGACAAAGCTTCCGGATCCTTGGTAACCTCCTGAAGGCCACCAAAGAACTGCACCATAACCACCGAAACACCGGCCATCACGCCACGAACATACTCAATCCAGCCACGAAAGTTGAACGCCTTGTCGAGTGCCACCATCATGTCGGCAAGGAGCTCTTCCCATTGGGCACCCAGACGGGCGAAAACGCCGGTATATCCCGCGTCCGAACCGAGAAGCATCGGCAGACCGGAGCGTTCCGCCTGGAATTGTTCGCGGTCCATCAGGGCGTTCATGGGAGCCGTGAGGACCGACTTGGCGGCGCTGGCGGCCATCGAGGCGATGTTGAGCGCTGCATTGAGCGGAACAGCCATGGCGGCGGCGGAACCGGCCAGAGACAGCGGAGTGCCGATTGCGGATTTAAGGCTTTGGCCGATTTTCGATCCGACATTCTTGACATCGCCCATCGAGGAGGCGATGCCCGACTTCAGACCCGAGGAATCGAGACCGAGGCTGACGACCGGATTGGCGATTGATTGCTTAGCCATCGAGTGCCGCCCTCGCTTTCTCGCCCAGAAGCCGGGCCTTTTCCTGCCACCGTGCCCGGGGGTCGTATTCGACGCCCCATTTGGGAATCAGTTCAGAGATCTTGATTGTGTCCTTGGACCAGGGGCTAAGCGTCGCATGGCGGCTCAAGGCCGAGAGACAATCGTCCCGATACGGTCCCCAGGGCTCGATGCCCAAAAGGACCAGCCACTCGGAGAACTCAGCGAAACTCATCCTTTGGCAGAGCTCGGCGACCGTCATGCCTAGGGTTGCGGCAAGCTGGAAGAGGGCTCGCTGTTCGGGCCTTCCGAATTTTTTTTTGCGGCCTCAACCGATCCGGCGGAGAGACCGTTGACCCGCAGGACCTCCTGGGCGATCCGCATGCAAACCGGAAGCGGGACCGAATTGAGGGCGGCGATGTCGCCAACGCTTAGGTCCTCGCCGGTGGCCCGACAGAGCGAACCGGCCAGCATCGTCCGCACGGCCTCGGCCTGCGTCGTGGGTTCGCTGATGCGATCAATGCACTCGTACATCGCCGAAAGCTTGCCCAACGGCCAGCCGCGCAGATAAATCGGATCCCGTAAACCCTCGATGGCGACGGATACGGGATCGGAAAGCTCAAACATAAAAGCCTTTGGCTAGGGGATTAGGTGATGGTAATGTCGTTGACAACAAAGGTGACCGTGTAGGCCTGGACATCCGAGGAGCCTTGGGTGATTTTTTCCTTTATCACCTTCTGGATAAATCCGGTGTAGGTGTGGGTTTCGGTGCCTGAACCGCCAATCGGAGCCGGATAAACGACGGCAAGTTCAATTTCTGTCTTTGCATCCCGCTTGGTCACCATCAAGGCGTATTCGGCCTTGATGTATTTCGCCGTGAAGGTGATGTCCTCGTACTCTTTGATGCCCACGACCGAGTATTTTTGGCCACGGACAAGAGAGCCGAAGGTGATTTTGACCAGCGATGAGCCACCGCCATCGATGTCAAAGGGGTCATCGATCGCCTCGCCTCCCACGGTGAGCGAGGTAATGAGATGCGGCGAAGCGGCTGGGGCGGATGGCATGGCGAAATCTCCTTAATTTTCAGATACCCAAAATGGACCAAATTACTTGCAAAAGCCGGTGATCGTCATTTGCACCCGGCGATAGCTTTCATCATCGCCATCGGCCAGGAATTCGTTGTCAAACTGAATGCCGGAGTATTGGAGGCGATGAATCTCGGAAGCGCCCTGCACCACTTGCGAGCGGTTGGCCTCGATCACCGCGCGGATCGCCTTGTCGATCGCTTCGCTTTGTGTGCTGGTGCGGGCGATGCCGGTCAGGGTCAGCGTCGCAAAGCCGATTTGCGACAGTCCCGAAGCCGACGAGAGCGACTGGAACGGCTCCGACGAGACCTGCCACGCCGCGGCGGGGAGCTCGGCCTCCTGAGGAATCTGGTCGGGGTGGATTCCACCCGGAAGCGCCGCACGGACGGCGGGATCGGCCACCAGGAGCGAACGGACAATACGGGCGAAGGGGATCGACATTAGGCGGCCTTCCGTTTCTTTTCGATTTTGGCGATCGCCTTTTCGGTTTCGATTTTCAGGCGCTCGATGATCACCTCGCCGATCGATCCCTTCGAGGCGGACCAGGCCTGCTCCATGAAATGCTTGCCGGGAACGGTGGTCGACTTTTGCCCGGATGCTTTGAACCGATCGACCTGAGCCAATTTCTTGGCGCTTAGATCGGCTTGCTTGATTTTGTTTTTGCGCATGTAGCGGTCCAGGTCCGAGCCACGCCAAAGCACGCCTTTTTTGACGATCGATTCGTGCTGGCGACCGGTGACCAGCGGGACCCGGGCATGGGCCTTGAATCCGAATTCGACCAGGTGCGCATAATTCGAAGGGCGCTGCATGATCGTGGATTTGCCACGGCGCACCGATTCCCCGACCGAACGCGAAGGGCCAACCACCGCGAAGGGCGCGCCCTTTTTGGTCACGCCGTTTCGGGACTTGATCGACTTTTTGAGGAGGCCGGTTTTGCCGTAGTTTTTGGCTTGGCCCTTTTTGGTTTTGCCGCCTTTGGGTGCAAGCGACTTTGCTTTGGCCGCGACGATCTTGGCACCGGCTCCCAGGCCGTTGGATTGGGCCTTGGCAAACTGTTTGTCTTTGACGACGACCGTGGCGAGGCGGTCGATTCCCGCTTTCATCTCCTCGTTGAATTTCTGAACATTGGCTTTGATCATGTCGCCACCACGCCGCTTGGGCTTTCAAGCCATTCGGTCGCGGCGATGGCCATGGCTTGGCGGTTTTCATCGAGGTTTCGCACGCTGGAAATCTGGAAAATGCGGCCATCGTAGAGCATTCGGTGGTTCACCCGGACATCATCACGCCAACGAATCAGGATCGAATGGGTTTCCAGGCCCTTTAATTGGCTCCCAAAAAGCCCTTCGGCCACCGAGATGGGCGAAATCTGGGCCCAGATTGTGGCGTAGGTGGTCCAATTTCGGACCGGTTGGCCCAGATCATCGATGAAATCCGAGGGGGCCTGTAGCTCCATGCGCCTTTTGAGGTCGCCAATTTTCATGAATAGGCTCCCCAAATGTATTTGTTGGCGATCGCCTCGAAGGCAAAGGGCACCTCACCGCCTCCGGTCGGCCCGACCTGGGCCCGGTTTTCGTACCAATGGGCGCACATAAGGAGAATCGCCTGATTGATCGAGGCGGGAATCGTGGTCGTCGCGGCGGTATAGGTCACCGTCACCGAGTAGGGGTAGCCATCGGGATCAGGAAGAGTGACATTGTCCTTGAAGTAGACCTGGGGTTTGGTTTCGGATTGGCCAAAAAAGGTCAAGTAGTTGGCGGAGCTGATCGTCTCGGTGCTGGTCGTGGTGCGCACGGTCACCGAGGTGACACCCGTCACCGGCCCACAGGGGAGAATGATCTGTTTGGGGAGGTTGTCCAGTTTGTGCGTCAGGGTTTGCACGCTCAGGATGCGGCGAGTGTGCTTTTCAAATAGATCGATCGATCCATTCAGGATCGTCGTAATCAGGGAGTCCTCATAGGTGTGATCCACCCTGAGGTGAAGCTTGACCTCGGCCAGGGTGGGGAGTGCCATTAACGGGACTCCTTCTTTTTGGATTTTTTCGATTCGGGCGTCTCGGGCTCAGGGACCTCGGGAGGTGCGGCCTGATGAATCTCAAGGATCCCCGCTTCGAGGAGGGCCGGGATTTCGCCAACGGCGGGCCACTCGATGATGTCGCCGGGCTTGTGGCAAAAATTGTCCCCGACCATGCCTTGCTTTACCAAAAATAGATCAGCCATTTTCTAGCCCTCGTATAAGGAAATTTTGCAAATTAAAGAAAATCAAAGAATTGGGCCCGCCCGCCAAAGAAGGAGAGCGGGCCCAAAGGGGAGCGACGACAGTCAGGTTTACGCCTGGGCCAGAAGCTTGATAGCGTTGGTTTGGACGACCTTCGAGTCGCGACGACCAACGGCGAGGAAGCCGGTTTCGTAGGCGTCCGCGTATCGCTCATCGAGGCGGCGGATTTCCAAAGGACCCGCATCGCGGATATAGAACTGTTCGAAATCTCCGAAGGCGATGGTCTTGGCGGTCGTGGCCACCGAGCTTGCCATCGAGTTGTTAAGGATGACGGGGAAGCCCATCAGACGCCGGTCGGTGGGGTCGGCGTAGTTCATCGGGATCAGGTTGCGGCCCAATGAATCCTGGAGCCTCAGGAGGTAGTACCAAACGCTTTGGTGCATCGCGAATTTGGCGTTGGGGTGGTACGCGGCATCAAGGCTGTTGATGAGGCCGACCACTTCGTTGATGGTGATCGCCGTCGCGGAAGCGGCGGTGACGCCAGCGGAAGCGCCAGTCACAAAGCCCTGGGGCTGGCTCGATCCGGTGCCGGTGGCAAATGCCGCCGATTCGGAACGGCCAATCCTGTCGCCCATGAGCTGGGCGAGGTAGGCTTGAATGTCGATGCCGGTGTCCCGGAGGAGCTCGTTAGATGCTTTTACCAGGGTGCGGTAGGTGTAAGAGTTGAGCGTGATCTGACCAAAGGTCACATCGCTTGCCGAGCTGGCCGAGGCTTCGGACACCAGAGATCCGGTGGTGCTGGTATCGTCCACGGTGGGCAGAGGGAGCGGGTTGCCGGTTTCGGTCTGAATCACGCGGGCGTGCTCACGCATCGGGTTGAACAAGGCGCGGCGGATGTTGAGCTCGGCCAGAAATCCCTGGGGGATGGTGTAACCACCCGCCGAACCGGAGCTGGTGTTGTCGCGCTCTTCGATCTGATAAGCGCTTAACGGAATCGTCAGCGAGCGGCTCTGGAGGTTGAGGCCGGTTCGCTCTGCGGCGGCGCGCTGTTCGTTGGTCGCATCGTTGCCCAAAAGGAAACCACGCAGGGCGAGGTTTTTGTCACGGGTGCGTTGACGATCGTTATAGTCGGAAACAAAGCCGGGGGCGGGCATCGCACGGCGAGAGGCGTAGGCCGAGCGGGACGCTTGCGAGCTTCGTTTCTTTTCCTCTTTCATTTCGGCATCATCGGGCGCGTTGGCGTTGGTTTCCTGCGCATCCTCGATCGCCTTTTGATCTTCTTCGGGGTCGGCGTTGACATA